ATATTGTTATAACTTTTCGTTATAAGGGGCTATAAAACGAGAATTTTATATATAAACACAACTTACTCTCGTGTTAAAAATGGACTATAAGAAAGAAATCTCAGAAAGATACAAACCAACTGAAGGTCAGATATTTTACATTTACCGGACCTTCAGTGGTAAGGTGATTGCCCTGCCTTACAAGACAACCACGGCGGAATTATTACAAACGATCAAATGGGCAGCTTAGTCTGCATTTAGATCGGTTAATGGGTTCCCCACATGTCTTTCCGTTTCCGGAGAATCAAGTCGGTGGCCGACTGTCCTCCTCACAATATCAGACGCATCAAACTCTGACCAATATAACTCAAATGCTACACCATCATCCACACCCACGAACTGGTGCCACTTGCCGGGAGCTACCTTGTAGTAGTCGCCTGCTCGCAAAACCGTTTGATCGCACAGCATGTTAGGTCTGTGGTCTGACGGTTCTTCTTGCCACGTCTTAACCAAAAGAGTACCCGACTCAACGAAGAATCCGTTCCACTTGGTTTGGTGGTAGTGTTCACTGCAACAGTGATTTGCTTTAAACTCAATTCGATGAAACTCGAACGAGGGGGTATGCTCGATGAGTTGTGTGTTACCCCAGATTTTACCGCTCTTCATTGCTATCTTCCTTTAATTGTAAATACACATCTTCTAGAACGTCTGTCAGTCTCACATCTTTTTCTTCGCAGTGTGTAACAAGAGAAAGTACGGCATCAAAAAGATTACCGTACTTTCCTTTAGTTTCATGTTTACGCATTAAGATCTGGATGCGAGAGAACATAACATCTGCACATCCTCTCGCTTCACCGTTCCAAGTTTTACTCATGCGGCATCTTCTTCTTTCACTGCGCTTCGACAGTATGCAAGAACATTTTCTGGCGTAGAAACCTCATATGGGTCATCATCAGCATTATCTCTTTGACTCGCTTCTGGGAAAATTGCTTCCACCACACCATCATTTACAACCATCGCATAACGCCACGAACGTTGTCCAAAACCAAGATTATCTTTACTTACCAAAGCACCAACACCCTGCGTGAACAAACCAGAACCATCAGGAATAACCTGAACGTTTTCAAGTTTCTGGTCTTTAGCCCATGCATTCATCACAAACGCATCGTTTACTGACATACAGTAGATTGCGTCAATACCTGTCTTTTGGAATTCTGAAAAATTATTTTCATATCCAGGCAACTGATACGTAGAACACGTTGGAGTAAACGCTCCAGGCAAACTAAACAACAACACCCTCTTACCAGAAAAATAATCGGCGGTTGTTTTGTTTTCCCATCGATATGGGTTAGGTCCTTCAATTGATTCATCTCTTACACGAGTACGAAAAGTTACATCGGGTAGAGATTGCCCTTTTTTAATCATAGGTTTTTCCTTTTATAAAATGAAATAAATTCTGGCCATTTAAACATTCCTTCACGAATACGACAATAAAATAACCCATTATAAGGCGGGTCTAACTTTACTGGTATATCAAGTTCGGTCTGAATCATATCTATAATCCCTCTTGTCTATGAAACTTCTTAAAACATATTTTCTAATTACAGCGACAACAAATAAAACTGATGTAATAAAAAAGGTCATTTCTGCGGCAGTCATTCCAAGACGCAACCCCAAACTTATTAGAACAAAGTTGATAAAAAGATTTAAAGGAGTTGCAGCTATGGTATCGAGTACAGCGAATTTTAGATTTGTTTTATCAATCGTCATCGTCAATATCAATTGAGAACGTGATAGTGTCCATACTATACTCATCCTCTAACCATTTCCAATCATCATTCACATTATATGACATTTCTTTTGACATTTCAAGGTCTCGAACAAATTCATCAATGAACCTTCTCTTCGCTCTTGTATAAGAAGCGAGTTCATCAAGTTTCTTCTGGCGATAATCACAAAGACTAATCACATTACTCATAATATAAAATACCTTTTATTTTGAATGAGGAGGTTTCTTCACTTCGACAAACCACTCGTGTTTACGAGACTTAGGATTATATTTCTTCATCCTAAATTTTTCAGGGTGCTTACGTTTCTTGTAAACAGTATAGTGATAATCATGTGACTCCCTTGTTTGTCCTTCGGGAATCAGATATATCACATCAAGGTCTTTTCTAGCCATTACTTAGGGTCTCCTTGAGCTGGTTTAATTAAATCCCACAAATTGGGTGAGGTCTACACCATTTCCTGCTGCTTTCTCTGCTTTCTTCTTGGCACGATATTTACGTTGGTAGTCACGTCTATGTTCAGCATTCTTTTCACGCCATTGACGTTCGTAGTCACGTCTATGTTCAGCATTCTTTTCACGATATTCACGATAATATTCACGATAATGTTCACGATTCTTCTCACGACATTTACGTTTGGATTCACGTATCTTTTCAGGATTCTCTTCACGATATTTACGTTCGTAGTCACGTATCTTTTCAGGATTCTTTTCACGATATTTACGTTTATAGTCACGTATCTTTTCAGGGTCAGACCATATCCCTCCTTTCCATTTTGGATGGTCTTCACCATACATGGGTGGTGGTGGAAAACAAGTGGCAACGTTATAATATTTGTCCCAACGTCTTGGACATCGTTTACGATTTTCGAGTAATTTATTCTCAAGATCAATCATCTCTTGCTCTGTACCCGTTGCAAGTATTCTACGATGCATATATGTCGGAATAGTCTTTTTGGTGAATGCTTCCATTACAGAGGATGAATGTGTATAACCATCATCGGGATGTCCTTTACGCTTTCCCAGATAGAACATACGATTTTTGGCATCAAACCATAGGTAGCAGAATGTTTCAAAGGGGGAATTGGTATTTTTTAAATGTCTCAACATAATCTCCATCTAGTCCAAGTGATAATCATGTGACTCCCTTGTTTGTCCTTTGGGAATCAGATATATCACATCAAGCCATTACTTAGGGTCTCCTTGAGCTGGTTTAATTAAATCCCACATATGTTTCGAACACTCATCCCATCGTTCACGTTTGTAGTACCATATAATCCCTTCAGCATCGATGAGTTTAAAGTTACCGTCCCAATCGCATTCGAGAGTTATGGTTGTATTCGCTTGGGGTATATTATCAGACAAGGCCAGCTTTCTCCAGTGTCATATCAACGATACCTTCTTCGATAAGTCGGCGACGATTAATCATATGTTGTGCTTGAACTTCTTCTTTACTACCACCAAAGTAAGGCACACAATGACCTTCATCAATCATGATTTGTGTCGCAGGGCGCCACGCATCATTCTTCACATCATATACAGTGAAGTCACCAAGAATACGTCCGAACTTACCTTTCATGTCTTCACCGTTCTTCGCTACTTGTGTTTTGAGAACACACTCTTTACCGAGCAACTCTTTTAACCGTTTCTTTGCAGCAAGACCAAACGCCTTCTCAACTTTATCTCTTGTACGAGATTCTGGTGTATCAATTCCCATTATACGTACACGTTCATCTTTTAACCAGATTCCAAAACCCAAATCGATGTCAACATCTACAGTGTCACCATCAACAACTTTAACCAGTTTACATCTATACTCATGCATTTAATGTTCACCTCTCTTGTTTGTTAGTTTGTTCCAATCATCAGGAGTAACATTATCTATACTGTGATGGCCAGGTGCTGGCGAGAATACAGTTTTATTTTCTTCATCATGAATATACATTTGAATCAAAGTATAGTGCAAGATTTTCATTAAATCTTTTCTTGCATCGCAGGGACTTCCTTTGTTTCCGTATCGCTTTGCATACTTGATGACGTTACCCAAGCAAAACCCAGTACCGTGACCAGAATCAATAATGACATCAGTAGCCTGGTACTTATCCGTCGCATAATGTTGGTCGTATGTGTTGTCGACATATTCTTGTAACTCCCGAATTAATTTGTCTTCATAAAACTTGTAATTAACTCTGCTCTTCATCTTTCCCACCTATAAAACTCATGTTGTCCGATTGTTCCCGTGTATTCCATACCACGATCTTTGACCCACTTGGGTCTCACTTGCAAAGAATGATAGTGAGTCGCTCCCTCAGTTATTCCTCGCCAGTTACCTTTGTCGAAAACTTCCTCTGCCATCATGTAAGATTCTGACCAAGCGTCAGGATCACCAGGTTCATCACTAATCCCATCACAGAACCAAGAGAACTGACACATGTGTCGCTTAGGAACCATGTTACCTTTCCAGTTCTCAACCCAGACAGTTTGTTTTACAACTTCACATACCGTGTTAGGATAGTACGAATCCTCAACACGATTCATCACAACGTCCGCGACAGCAGCTTGTCCAGCAAAAGAATCACCCCGAGACTCATGATAGATATTGAGAGATAAGCAATAACGTTCATCAGTAAGATGTTGTTCTTCAACTGTCGGTCCAGTTGCTGTGACGACAACTGATATCGGTTCAACTTTTCTTTCTTCCAAAGACGGTTGCGGAGGTTCTTGTTCATCCTTTAATCCCATTATCCACGTGCCTAAGTAGTATGCCGTACACACCCATGCAATTACAAGCGCAGCGCCAATGTACTTAGTCCAACCATGTTGCTTCTGTTGCTTTTCGTTCTTTTCCATAATGGTCCTCGAAGATAATTTCGTCCTCTAGGTAAGTGGCAGTTTTCATCTTAAATATCTCTAGAAGAAAACTACCTGTCTGAAAGCAGGCGCTTTTAAAACCGCTGTGATATCCCCAAGTATATGCAACAACCATACACGCTACAGTGAAAGCAGTTTGAGCATATGGATCCATAGTTATCACCTTATTTTAATTGAACTCAGTTTCTCACCGGAAACTCTTTTACCTGCATCAGAATTATCAAATACCGGAGGCGTATCATCAACGAGTTGCTGAGACTCGCTGTTGTCAACGTCATACAATCTCATCTTAGAGCGATCAATACCAACAACAAATCTTTTATTTACGTTGGGATCATTATATCTGTTCTTCAACTGCTTCACCATAATTTGACCTTTAGAGTTTAGTTCCTCAGATGAAACTAGTGCAAACATAAGATCAGCAGTTGCTGGCAAACCAAATGACTCTGAAGTATCTTCAAGTCCGGGATCTGAGTTGGAGAAACCTGAACGAGTTGTTTGAGTTGCCGATATAATTGGAACATCAAACTCAACAGCGAGACCTCTAATCTCTTCAGCGATTGCCTTGATGTATGAATAGGAATTAATGGCACCGCCCATTCCTTTCATTCTCGAAGAAGCACAAATATTTAGGTAGTCAATAATTATGACTTCAGGTCTGAAAGACTTCTTGAGTTTAAGTTCATTCAACAGTGCACGGAAATGACTAGCGTGTGCCTGACCAGTTGGATATTCCTTGATGATCAACTTGCCGTTTGTCTTTGCCGCAATCTTTTCGATTCGGTCGGTGAACATACTCTTGGACATATGTTCCAACTGATCAATCGGCGTGTTCATCAGGTTAGAGTCAATCCTCTCAGCGATACGCTCTTCCGCCATTTCTAGGGTTATGTATAAAACATTACGACCCTGCGAAAGCGCACTGGCAGCGCAATGACACATGAAGAGACTCTTACCTACGCCAGTACCAGCAAGCGCAATATTAAGGGTCTTGTTAGGCAACCCACCTTTTGTAATACTATTGAAAAGTTCAAGGTCAAAAGGTATGCGTTCTTCTTGCTCATGGTAAAAGTTATATCGCTCTTCAACATTCACTAAGTAATCATGACCAATGTTTGTGTCAAAGCAAACTGCCAGGGCTTTCTGCAACAGATCGGGCAAGGCATTCTTGCTCAGTTTCTGATGCTTACCATCAAGAATCGTAATTGATTCCATAATGGCATTATGTAACGCACGATCTTGGCACCATTTCTCAGTTGTGTCGAGTAACCATTCCGAATCTTCTGACTTCGGCGTAAAGATGTCAGGTAGAATGTCAACAGCGTGCGTATACATTTCGGCATTGATTGAAACCTCATCAAGTTCAATCTTTAATGCCTCTTGGGTTGGGAGTTTATTGTACTTCTGTACAAACTTCACTACCTGATTGAACAACTCACGGTAGACTCCCTCGAAGTATTCTTTCTTAATAAACGGAAGAACCTTTCTCATAAAAGATTCTTGCGTTAACATGTTACGAAGAATTGTTTTTTCTAATTCAATTGTCAAGTTCTTTCCTCGGTAACTAAAGCGTTTTCGGCAATTGCCTTTTCAAGTATATCCTCAAGAATCAAACCAACATATTCTTGCAGATTAGCAGAAGTTGTGCTTAACTCTGAGTCAGGCGTGCTAACGATTTCAAAATTGAAATTTAAACATTCTTGCTCTTCATTGAAAGAGATAGCGCCATAACGTATAACAGTTTCAACGAAGTCGCCTTCTTCTATTCTAACGTACCACGCTTGACTATTAGGATCATCGTTAGGAATCAGATTGTAATGAATACCCTCTGATACTTTATTCAAGTTCATTTTCAATATCCAACTCAACGGATGACTTATGACCGATCATATATACTTGCTGAATAAATTCTTCGAAATCAGTTGTGGCAAAAATATCTTCCCAAAATTCAGCGTTAAGTTCTGATGCTCGATACTTCTTTTCTACGCCTACTTTTTGGTACCAACCGTTTGATGGTTTTACAACATACCCACCGGCCATAGCAACATCAAGCAAACCGCTGTATTGATCAATGCCACCGTCCCATGAAACAGTAATAGGAATCTTACTCTTTTCCTTAACATACCTTGATTTATCCACGTTGATGATAAAATCATAACCAGTTACCTCTGTACCAGTTTTATTTTGTCGGCGTCCAAGAATCCAGATGTTGTCCGCGGAATAATATATTCCAGTACCACCACCAACAATATCCTTGGGAAACAAACCAATTTCTTTGTAGGTGTGATTGACTGTCAACAAGGGGACATTCTTCATTGTCAAATAGGGTGTGGTCATACGAAACAAACCTTTCAGTGCCTTAGCTCGTGACATATCGGCGACT